AAACTCATTCTGTTTTCTTGGCTTTTGGTTTCCGAGTCTTCTTGACGGTAGCGGTAATCTCGTCCTGCTCTACAACAACAGGTTGCGACCCACCTTCTGACGGAGCAACTGGAGACGGAGATTCAGAAGGATCGCCTTCAATGTCAATAGCAGTTGCAACACTAGTTGCGGGACGCTCTTTCTGAATCACCGAAATCTCAGATACATCGACTCCGTATTTCGCAGCAAGTTGACGTACAAACAAAGCTTGTTGAGCTTTAGACTCTAAAGCAGAACGCCAGTCGAGACCACGCGCACCATAGACCTCGTCAAAAGTAACAACGCCAGCCTCTAGCTCCGCCAATTGAGCCGCAGAATTACGGCCAACGTCAACATTCGGGCTGCGTGGAGCGGTGATTGATACTTCGTACCAATCGCTAGGAGCGTCATTGAGCGTAGGATCGTTCTTGATCGCGTACTCCATCGCGTACTCGTAAATACGACGCGCCGCTGAAGCCATAACTTGATGGCGAGAACGGAACCATACAGACGACATATCTAGCGCACCGCGATAAACAGTCCCCTGCATTGACTCTGGGTAAACAAGAACGTAAGGGATACCAACTCCAGCACAGACTTTCTCGGTCAGTTGTCGCCAGTACTCGCGCATATTTACACCGGGACGCTCGGTCGCGAACTGCTCGAAACTGTCACCGTTTTTCATCACCTTCACGCCAGATCCAAAGACCTGTTCGTAGTAATTCTCGGCGGTGTTTACGCTCGCTCCAGCAGTACCAGCGCGGAGGTTGCTGGCTTGGACTTCGCCAGCGTCAGTCTTAACAATCTGAGCGACAGACGCGCCAAGCTTACAAGCTTCCATCTCCAACTTTTGCAGATCATCAAGATCGTGCAGATCATTGATCACTGCCGAGACAAACGGAAGACCTCTAAGTTGACCGGGACGATTCGGCTCGTAGATATGGACAACCGAGTCAGAAGGAATGGAGCGAACATCAGTCAGGTTACCCTGAGTTTTTTCCGCTCCAATAAAGTAGGATATCGCTCGTCCAGTTCTTGGATCAAACCGGATACCGTCAAACACGGTCTCGTCTGCTTGCATCCCTGCCGGAGTCGCAATGGATTGAGCCTCAATAAGCTGCAATCGAGGTTTGCCGGTCTCTCCTTTGGTCAACAACAAGAACGACTCACCATCGTAGAACCAGCCGCGAGCGGCTTGTCCCATCAGAGTGCTAAAAGATTGACGAGAACCGATATCGGGATAACGGCTCCAGACATCAAACCACTTTTTGGCTTTGAGATTCCACGCAGAATCACTGGAGGCTGGTTGAACCGAGAAGCTGGAGCCAACAGTGTAGCTCTCAAACAGATCACCAAGCCTATTAAGAACAGCGTTGTTTTGCTCGAAAAAGCGAGACTTGCGAACGATGGCTTGACGAGTCGAACTGGTAACATCAAACCGCGCGGAAGTGTAAGACGTATCGAGATACGAACGACGCAATGACTGACCGGCTCCTTCGTATTTGTTAACGGGAGCGGGAAACAGCTTGTTCGCTATGTTTTGAAGGAATCCCATTAGCTCATCCGAGTTGTGGCTTCACGGCGGAATTGCGTGAAATCCCCATAATACCGAGTGGTTGAAACCAGAACGGCGGTCAGCATCTTGTTGTAAATCTGGAGATCGGTGGGACTAGCGATCCCATCACCAGAGAGAAGCGTTACAGCGTAATCGTAATCGGTTAGCAGAGACTCCCACATTTGGAGCATCTCAATTGGTGCTGCCGTACCCTTACCGGGTTCAGCGAACTCAACGGAAACGTCAGAACTGGAAGTGCTGCGGACCACATTCCCGCTTTCCATCGAGTTAGCGGAAACAGTCAGCTTTGCCGTTAAAGCCTCAAGCAATGTCAAAGCGGCTTTGCTCGCGTAGGTTGTACGCAAGTAACTCCGCTTAGTTGCTACTGTGTATGTGAACACTTGCGCGGACTATCAACAGACCGCCAAGTTTGTCAACCACTAGAATTTTCCGAGGTGCTGGAAGTTAGGTCTCCCCACAACATAACCATAGCAAGTTGCATGATTTCACAGTCATGCAAATGGTCCGGCCAACGAGTGTTTCGCTTGAACCATAAGTGCTTGATCCTACCGGAGCGGTTGGCTGTTGGCTTAAGAAGATGGCTGTCTAGATGCTTCCAATAGGTATCAGAATCGCTCGCAAAGGCTCCCTCAACGTCTAGTGGAGCGGGGAGGCTACAAACACTCCATTGATGGGTCTCGGTTCCTTTACGGAGCCGCTGGAGTACCTCACGCATATGCTCGGTATCGAAAACCAGCAACGGTTGCACAGCGTCAGTCCGCATCGAGGTTGACGTTGTAATTCCAAAGGGATGGATTGAGCCGGTCTTGCTGGTAAATCTAGCTCCAGTCTCTCGGCCTTTCATCGGCAACCAGCCAATTAACATTGGCTTTCTAAGACCTCCCTCTGGTGGGTAACGCAGACCGCAGGGATAGTTTATTGGGCTTCCGCTGCTCTGCGAGAACTCCGCACAAGCATCGTAGACCGCTTGCGTGTTATAGCCGGAATCAACGCCAACATCCATGTCGTGGATGTTGTACTGGAGTTGAATCCTGCGGAGTGCGGCAAAGTCGTCAGCGTGACCGGCTCCAACAAGTCGAGAGTTCCCTTTGAGCCACTCGCGGCAGACCCACCAGAGAAACGGAGCGGCAGCTTGTACGTCAGCGGTCAGGTATCGTCTGGCTTCAGGGATTCCAGCATCAGACACAATCTCGACTCGGTCTTGTTGAGTCTCCTGATTTTCCCACGGTTCAGCCAACATCCCGTTAATAAAACCCTGCAATCCCATCATCGAGGATTTTGCTTCAAGAAACGCGACGGCAAGATTTCCCCAAGTACACTTTCGATCTGGGGAATACAAAGACGACAGATGATAAGACCTTACGCTCGGGAGACTGGCTTTATTCTCCGAGATCCATTTGCCATGGCGTAACCCTGCAACCTTTTGGCTGTCAGATATCTTCCCCTGACACAATTGGCAAACGTAATGAGCGGTGGTACGGATGCGCTGCCAGTCGGGTCGTCCGTCTTCTAGTTTCTCGTTCTCCCAAGTGACTTGTCGCCACTCCAGCTTGATATGCTCTCGGCAGTACGGGCAGGGAATGTAATACCTCCGCTGGTCTCCTCGTAGATATCGCTGCCAAATCCTCCCCTCCGAGGTTGTGGGAGTCGAGGTGAAGAACGCTTTGGAGCTACTAAACGCTTTAAGTCGCTGCTCGGCAAGATCAAGAGCGTCAGCTTCCTTTGCGGTCGCATCAGCGAATTTATCCACCTCATCTGCAACCAAGATTCTAACCGGACGAGACGCTAGATTTGCCGGTGAGTTGCTCCCCACAAAAGTCAAAGTGCAGCGGTCGAATTGCTGCTCAAGATTGGTGATCTGGTCTTTATCCGTAGGGAACCGCGCGACCATAGCAGGAGAGTCTTCCAGCATAGGGAGCCAGCGAGATTTAGAGAAGCTACGAGCCAGATTCTCGGAAGGCATAAGCCACAACGCAGGAGACGGCTCTACGTCAATGGACCAAGCAAGACCAGCCATTAGCGTCGTTGTCTTACTGGTCTGAGATCCCCAACACAGAGTAACCTCGGAGACCGCTGGATCTTTCCAAGATTCCAACGGTTCTCGGCAATATGGTCTGACCGCTGTACTAAAAGGTCCGGGATGCTCGGTCTGCCGCTGGCTTAGAGTCAGATTGCTCTCGGCCCACTCAACAACAGACTGCCGTGGAGTCGGTCGCCATAACTGTCGTCGGAACTCTAGGATCTCTAGCTCTAGGTCTGTCATCAGAAGAGTTGGTTCATCTTATATTGCATAGCGGTCGTCATATCGATTAACGCCATGCGATCTTTTATTCCATTAACAAGACGATCTTCCACCTTATGGTTTGCAGCCCAAGACGCATTGCGGTTGAAGATTTCAACCATCATAACAATGTTATCATCCAGCAGATGTAGGACTCCGTAGAACGGGAGCTTAGTACGTCTAGTAACTTCAAGAGCGGCTTGGATCTTAGACCAAGAGATCATCCATTCGTTTCCGAATGTGGTCTGTAGCTTGTGGAGACCGTAGCTGCGAGTTTTGACCTCATAGATTCCGGTGATGATCCCTTTGAACGGATCGAAGATAAACCCATCAATGCGGGAAGGCTCTTGGTCTGATATCGACAGGAACTCTAAGCCGGTCTGACGCTCAATCGCTTTGATCGCGATTCTGTTCTGACGCAGTGATTCGATACCGGCTGGTTTCTGGCAATTTAAGATTTCCACGGGTCAGTCTGGTGCAGAGTTTTGAGACATACTTCTTGAACCCATCGTTCTAACTCGCGCTCTGCGTGTTCGGGATCATGCGGAGCAATGCGACCGGATAACTGTTTCGGCATGGACTTCAGCAGTTGGGACACTGCTCCATCGTGTTCCTGCATTGCTTTTTTAACCCAAGCACCGGAGACAAGCGTTCGCTCCTTTTCGGATTGAGCCAGTACGTCATCGCGGCTTGATATGAGATTCTTTGCTGCGGTCGCGTGTACTGAGACCATTCGGCCAGCATCGAGGGACCGAGACTGCAACGCTTCAACCGCTAGATCATAAGCGGCTCGCTCAATCTTCTTCTGTCGCTCATACGCTCCCTGCGGGGAGTCTTCTGTCGCAAGTGCTGCGTTGATTGCCGCTGACGCTTCGGGAGGTCTGTATGGGCCTCCTGCGACTTCTGGTGTAGGTTGCTGCTGGATCGCAGTCATCCGCTGAAGCGTCGATGGTCTACCGCCGATTCCTTTGCGCGATCCCCTCCAAGCGTCGGCTTCTTCTGGGGAGGTCAGCGGCATCCCTGCTGCGGTTAGCTGAGAGACCCTGCCTTTGGTTAAACCGCTGTGCTTAACGTAGTCGGTTTGAGTCATAGCAACTTTGGATTTTCAATAGACCGCTTTATGGATTCCCGCATATGAGAATATTTCGCCAATCCAGTTCCATCGCATGAGTCCGCTCCGAGTTCCTCAAAGTATTCGTATCTGCCGGGAGTATTGATTCGCCCGATATGGCACCACTTTCCCAGAATCTTAGACGCTTTGACAATCGCAGCAGCGTGACGGGAAATTTTCCATTCAGTTGATCCACCGATAAAGATCGCGTCTATTTCATCCCAAGGAATTGAGAGATTCTCTTGTCCATCCTGACAGACGAGCGCAATCGGCCAACCAGTCAACTTTGGACCCCAACGCTGGAAACACTCCAGAGTTCTAATTGCAGAACCGACAACATCCGGTGCAGCTACAAACCGGCAGAGATTTTTTCTGGGTTCATGCTTTTTGAGCGTCCGCATGAAAGCTTCAGCGTTGAACTTGCTGAAGGCTCCATTGTCGATTCCAAACCTCCCATTGGGACGCTTTGGGTTCAGACCCGTAAGCGGAGTAAACAACTGCTCAACCTGAACTCCCAATTCACTCTCGCACAGATCGAAGTCTGTGGATGTATCTAGCATGACGATCATAAGCCGGAATCGTTGAGCTTTAAGCAAGCGGGACAGACTCCGCAGGGTTTCAACCCTCCGTTGTAGCAAGTCCAAATATTGGAGCCGTTGATGCCCATGTCTTTGGCAATTCCGGCAATCTCCCATTTGCGCTTGTCGATGTACGGAGCGCATATTTCGACGCTGTAGCCGGATTCGTTTACCGTCTTTTGCATCGCTTCAATAAATCCACGCCGACAGTCTGGGAACTGCTCTTCGTCGTCCTTGTTGCATCCAATCGTCACGGTGTCAGATCCAGACTCACAAGCGAAGTTGACGGCAACGCTTAGGAATATGGCGTTGCGATTCGGGACAACCCAAGATTGCTCGGTTAGTCCACCAAGCGGAGGAAGATCTACAACGGTGAAGGCTACTCCAGCGAGTTGCGCGTGATACTTAGCGCACAGAAGCTCTTGCCGGTGACGTTGCCGGTAATCGAACATCAAAGCATGGAGTGCGTGACCCTGATTTAACAGGTCATACATCATGGTTACACTGTCGAGTCCGCCAGATAGGAGATGGATAATTTTCTTGTTCATATAAGGATTTTTCATTTGTTACCGCAATTGAATCGGGAGGTTCTCGGGCTTCATCTTGACCAGTTCCTCAAGACCTCGGGTAACGGTTTTGTAAACCGATTTCTTGGGATCGGGACAATAGAACACCGCGACTTGGTCGATGGTGAACGATCCGCTTTTGATTCGGTCCAAATGCCACTTGAGCGTTGAGTGTCCAATGTTAAGGAGTAGGTAGTCTGTGGATAGTGACATAAGTTTGTACTACAATAGCAAGTTCGCTCGCACAAGGTGATCGGTCTCGCGCGATCACC